CAAAGGATACCCCATTAGGAACTCCACAAATTCTGGATTGAGTTTGCCACCAGGTTTTCCTTCCTTCATCATCTTGATTGGTAGAGAGTCTGAGTTTCTGTTCTGATAACTCTTGCTCACTGTAGTGTCTTGCCAGGCTGTCTGTGTTGGAGTTGGCACCATCTTGATTATCTCCGACAGATAACCACTCTTTCGATTGGTTGCTGCTCTCGATGGTCTCATTCCTTTCCTGTCTATGTGATCCATTGTGTTTGGAGTTGGCAACAATCCAGACTCGTTTCCTTTGATGCCACGCACCGATGCTTGAAGCTGGTATAACAAGACATTGGACTTCGAAACCCTCTTTTTCCAAATCATCTTGCACCTGTCGGAGGACCATGCCTTCTTGGATGTTAATAATTCCTTCAACATTTTCCCCAATAAACCATCTTGGTTTTGTCTCTTTGATAATTCTAATAGTTTCATCCCAGAGGTAGCGATCATCGTCTGTTCCTCTTCTCTTTCCCGCAACGCTGAATGGTTGGCATGGGAATCCTCCTGTAATAATGTCTGCTGCGTATCTGTCTCCTTTGACATTTCTAACCTCACTTTCTATTGTTATGTTTGGAAAATTTTTACTTAATACTTCACGGCAAAACTTATCTTTCTCTACGAAACCAATAGTTTCAAAATATCCAGTAGACTCCAAGCCTAAACTGAACCCACCTATCCCGGAGAATAGGTCTAATAGTTTTAATTTATTCATTTACTTAATACCCTTATCTCGTTGTCTTTTTTCTCGATCTCTTTCTCAAGAGCTTCGATTATATTGTTTAGTTTTTTTATATATTTTTTGTGCCTCTTCAATTCGTATTGGCATTCCTTCAACTTCTCTGGACAACCCACCTCATCAAAGATACCAGAGTTTGTCATTTTAAAACCTCAATCTTTTTTACAACGCATCTTGGAAATACAGTGACGTTGCCAATCTTTAGCTCATCACCATCCCAAGAATAAGATGTAAATATTTTAACCATCTTTGTATCTTTAGAATATAAATAACCTATGTCATCGCACCAAGCGTATGTCATGTTATCTATTTGTTTGTTGCTATCAAACCAAGAATTATCATTTAAAATATCTTGCCAGATAATACGAACTCTTTTGTATGGAAGTTTATTTTCTTTTTTCTTCATCCCACCATGCCTTATATAAGTCATCAATAGTCACTTCATTGTTTGTGACTTTTAATATTTTCTTTACAACATCTGGTCTTGGAAATCTTTTTTCTTTACTCTCAAGGCAATACCTTTGTGAGTTGGTTGCAGGATTTAAAGACTTAAATCCAAGCATCTGACCAAATGTATAATGGGATATTTTTTCTTTCTTACGCCATTCTGATAATGTCATTTTGCTCCTTTGTTTTATACTATATGGTTGTATATACTATGTATTATTTTACTTGCAATACTTTTTTTAATCTGTATAAAGATTTTAAATGAAAGGGAAAAACAAATGATTACAAAAGAAAGTCTTAAAAAATATTTTGATAACTTCAATGGTGGCAAAGGGTTGGACCATTGGTCTCCATCTTCAAGCCAAAACTTTACAAGATTATTAATTAATTATTCTTTACCACAAGAGCTTAGACGTACATTTAAAATTAGATACAAAGCACCTTTTGGAAACCTAGTAAATAATACTGCACAAAGATTAACTTGCGAGACTTTGTATCAAGCAGATAAAAAAATAACCTTAAAGAATAAAGATTATGATGATGTATTTCAACAAGAATTAGATGAAATAAATGACTTAACACCACCTGTAGATGACAAGGATAAAATTGGTAGAACTATAATGATTGAAGCTGCACATCCATCAATCAAAAATGTAATGAAATCTGTTGAAGAAATATTTGGTAATAAAAAGATTGTTGCAGAAAGATATGTGTCTAGCAAGAGTGAAGATATGATCCATGACATCATAGGTCGTATTGATTATGAGTCTGAAGAATCTTTTATGGAACTTAAAACCAAACCACCATCACTCAAGAAAAAAAGAAACAAAGATGAATACTACATGGCAACAACACAACTACCTACAGAACCAGACCCAACCCATGTAAGTCAAGTTGCATTCTACTATCACTGCACCAAGAGAAAACCACATTTGGTTTATGTAAATGAAAATGAATATAAAATATTTGACGATCAATACTATCAGCTAAGTCCAAACTATTTAGAAGAAAGATATAACTTCATGACCCAAAGATTAAAGTCATGGGAAGAGTTAATTATATTCTGTCAAGGTGACATCAATAAGATTGCACACTTTGCAGAACCACCAGAATTAAATCATCCTTTTTATTATAGGGATTTAATAGACGAGCAAAAACAACAAATCAAAAACTTATGGGGGTTAGATACATGAAACTAAACATCTATCAAAAATTACACAACGCAGCTTGTGAAGCTGGGGGTGTAGCAAAAGGAAAGAAAGTACCAGGAATGCACTTCAATCCTTTACAACACGATGAAGTACAGAAGGTGGCAATGAGAGCATTGCTAGACAATAACTTATATCCTTTGTGTACTTATACCAATGAACTTAAAGATAACTTTGTTATGGTTACTTGCAACATGAAGATATTTGATATTGATAATCCAAAAGATTTCGTAGAAATATCTGGATGTTCTGCAATGGGAAACCTAGATAAGTTTGGTACAGGTAATGGAATGTCATACGCTAAGAAGTATGCTTTCTTAAATGCACTAAATTTAAAAACAGGTTTAGATAATGATGATGGCTACAAGGCTAGTCCATTCAAGGCAAACTCTAAACCTACTAACAATATTCCACAACAAAAAGTAAGTGGTACAGCACATGGCACAAGTCATGTCATGGCAATAGATAATATCGAAAGCGATATTAAGAATGCTTCAACTATTTATGAGCTAAGAAAACTTAGATCTTATAAATACAAAGATGCGTTTGATCTTGCCATGAAGAAACACCTTAGAGTGTATAGACAATTAGATGATCTATATCAAACTAAGGAAACTCAACTAAATAAAGGAGCAATATAATATGTCAGACAAGATATATATAAAACTTGTAAATAATCCAGACAAGCAACAAGGTGATAACAGACCAGTTTTCGTTGCACCAGTTAATCCTAAAAGTCCTCCAGGTAAAACTTGGAGACTTGGTGTAAAAGTTGGAGACGATTGGTACAACCAAGCAGGATTTGAAGATCTTGATGAACAAGGTAATCCAACAGGAATTATCAATGTCGTCTTGACCCCTTCAAATAGTGGACCATCAGCTGCTAAGCCTAGCGGACAGCAGCAATCTTATGGAAACAATAATAGGTTTGCAAAAGGTCAAGGTTCAGATTATAAACAAGGTAATTACAATCGTTACTAGATTGTGATCAATGGTATGGCAAGAGTTTTTTGGGTCGAATCATATACTAGATTTTTCCCTTTCTTTCTAGTAGCTCCCTCTTGTTTTTCTTTTGCCATACCTTTAAAAACAATATGAAACTAACAGAGATAAATAACGAAATTAAAAAGAAGATTATCCAGGATCGAGAAAAAGATTATGGAGATTACCAATATAATTTCAGTGTACTTTCAGAATTATTTACATTAATATTAGCCGACAATTTAAAGAAAAAAATAAAACCATATCAAGTAGCACACATCATGATGACACTTAAATTATTTAGATCCACAAGAGGATTTAAGGCAGATAACTATAATGATTTAAGTATTTATAATGATATGGCATTTAATCTACACAAAAAAGATATAGACAAACAGGGTAAAAATGAGTAAGTTTAGACGAATTGTTAATGGTGAATGTCATTTTCAAATGATTGAAACCTTTGATGATGCTGAGAAAGCTGCAAACCTCAAGAATGAAGGAGAGTTTGTAGAATGTAAAATTCAGAATTTAAGAGTGGATTTTACAAAAGTAACAAAGGAGAAGGATGGAAGAGTTAAAGACTCGTCTGCAAAAGCTGAAGGATCAACAGAGCAAAGCTCATGAAGATTACCTAAAAGCTAAAAGAGAGTTAGCTTTAAAACAGCAACAATCTTTTAATTTGCTATGGCAAATCGAGCAGACAAAAGAACAACTAATGACTAAATAGTTATTGGTTTTACATTTTAAAAAAAAACAAAGAAAGAGCAGGGGGATCTATGACTTCAATAAATGACATTTATAAAAAACATTTAAGATCAATCAACGTAAATCATTTTATTTATGCAGTGAAAGTTGCTTGGCATATCATGACAGACAGAGAGAGATCTTTGTATGAACTAGGTTTTAAAGATGGCTACATGGCATCCCAAGAAAGAATGAAGATCACACAAGATGCAGAAGATTTAAAGAAGTTAGCATCATTTAAAAGAAAGAATACTATTCAATATGGTAGACCACCAAGATTAAATGTTAATACTTTGATTAATAAAGTTTGTATTAAATTAGAAGTAAATAAAGCACAGCTCTTCACAAAATCCAGAATGCAAGACATCGTTAGAGCAAGAAACTTAATACACAATATATTGTCTGAAAAATATCTTATGTCAGCATCAAGTATTGCAAAAGTATTTAATCAAGATCATACTACAATTTTACATTCATTGAATATGAAAACTATGAAGGAAAGATTCTGGAGTCCAGAACAAACTATTTGGCAAGACTTCCAGGAATTAACTAACTAAAAGATCTAAACCTTCTAACTTTACTTGCTATTGATTTAGGTTGTTTACTAAACTGTTTACCTTTTTTCTTTTTTCTTCTTTTGGCAGCAGTGGTCCTTGAGTATTCTGAGGCAGATAAACTTTTTATGGCAGCACTCGGTAAATATCTTTCCCCAGTAACGCTTGATTTCTTTCCAGACTTTGTTCGCCATTTTTGTTTACCCCACGCTTTTAAACTTCTTTGTCTTTTAGCTAACGCCATTACCTATACCCACCACCTTTAGCTTTGTAAGTCTTAGCAAGTAGTTGAGCCTTCCTTGCAGACCATTGACCCGCAGCAGTACCCATAGTTTTACGAGCTTTGATTGAATTAAACAATCTCTTTC